GTCCATCGCCATATCTTTCATGTGAATCTTGCCTTGTTTTTTTTGTAGTTCTTCTTCCTGCACGCAACTCCCATCGGTAGAAATTTTTATTTCTTCTGAGGTAAGTTGAATTGGTTGTTTTGACTTGTACTCTGTAAAGTTCGCCCTGATGGTCTAGTATTATGTCACTTCTGTGGGCTTGTGGAGCTAAAATGACAGAGTCGCAAAATCTCAGCAAGTATGATGCTGCCAAATATTCACCTGCTAACGCTATGCGTGTAGTGGCATGTGGCAAACTGACTCCTAAATTTTACCCCACTCCTTACCTTCAAAGAGAAGAGATTCGGCATTTCGCCTTCGGGTTAAACCCTCAAGCACCTTTCCACCTGCTTTGTTCCATCTTTTTATTTGGGCTGGAACATTTTCATAATCAGCTTGGTTTAAAACCTTTAACATGGTTGAGCTATTTAAATTGGTTGGACCCAAGTTGTAAGTCCATGAAACCAAAGCATCAAATTGATTTTGATTTAAAGGTACTATTACAGCATCCTCTACATGGTTTTCGTATTCTTTAATTTCTTCTTTGAGCCATTCTTCGGCTTGCTCTTTTGTGCAAGTGTCGCCCATTTTCACATTTTTTGTTCTGCCATAAGCAATTGTAGGAACTCCAGCAGCACATTTATATGCCCGCATTTCACACCCTTCAAATTTTTTAATAAGGCACAAGCCCTCTTCTGAAATATGCATTATCCGTTGAATACGCCTAGAATAAATGCGGTTAGCAAGGTAGCCATAAAGCCGAAAGAGCCAAACAAAGCCATCTTTAGCGTTCCATTTAGATCGTTCATTTCTTGTTTTATTTCTGCTGTTTCTTTGAATATGGTCTTCCATCTTTCTTCGCATTTTGCCTCGTGAGAATTTAACTGAGAAGAAACTGATTGCACTGTGGGTTTAGCTACCATCACTTTTTCCTGTATTAGAAGCACCAAAGTAAAATGATATTACTGCCGATGCTAAACCACCTAAATAACCAAGCACTAAATTAATTAATGCTTCGCTGTTTTGTTCTGGTGGTTGAAGGGTAACTAAGAATATGTAGCCCATAAATCCACCGACAACAGCAATACCCATAATTCTAGCGGTCCAGTCTTTGTTAAAAGTTTTTCTGGCATCTTGTTTTTCTGCCGTTTCTAATGCAAAAATATCTACATCTAATTCTTTCATCTGTAGCTCAAAACCTTGTTCGGCTTTTTTAAGTTCTAACATTTGCTCTGGTGTGGCTGATTGTATGGCTTGGTTAATAGATTTTGGGTCTGTTTTACAGCCTAAAACGCCTGCAATAACAGAAGCTGCTTGACCGCCCAAAGGACCGCCTAATGCTGAACCAAGCGTAGGAGCCAAAGCACCTACTACGTTTTTAATTAAATTAAATTTCATATTTACCCCGCTAATGGATTGCCAGTTTCTAGTTTTTTAATATCTTTATCTAAACTTTGTAAGTCTGCTTTAATGGTAGCTATATCTGTTTTGATTTCAGTAACATCTGGAACATCAATATCGTTTATTTGTTTTTCCAAGTATTGCACAGATGTCTCTATTGTCGCAAATCGTTCTTCAATAACCTTTTGAGCTTGCTCAGTATCACCGATTCCACCAATCTGGGCTTCTAAGTTATCTATTCTGTTAACGTAGGTAGCACCAGTGTAGCCAAAGCCTGCTAGGGTTGTGACTATGCCAGCAAGGGCTATCAATTGAGTTGTTTTGTTTTCAAACCAATTCATTCTTTGCTCCTATAGATTTGGCTGTAAATTTTTTAAGTCGGTCAATGTTCTGATGCTTTGTCCCGCTAAGCCGTAAAATGCTTCAGTGTTATCCGACAATGTATTGTTAGTATAAATGTTTTTGGGCATATACCAAGATTCTTTTTGTGGTATGTTGACAAGCCTATAGTTGTTAAACTCTGGAACAAAACCCATGACAGCAATGATTGCGTTCTCTGAGCCGTACTCTCCAGTTTCTTCTTGTTGAGCTGTTACTTGTTCTTGTGCATCTTGAAGGTTCTGAGCAATAATGCTTTCAACCGTGGTTTCAGACTCTGAGTCAGTAGAAGCTTGCACAATTGATGTATCCATCTGATCTTGGGTTGTTTCTGTGTTTAAATCTGCAACCACCACTTCAACGCCAGAGGCATCTGCGTCAATTGTGTCTGAGCTAAAACTTGAATCTGAGACAGAAGAGTTGCTCATATCTAACACTTGGTTTGTTTGTGCTGTAGAAGACGCAAACTGGTCCGACATGCTTGGAGAGTTTGAAACGCTAATTCCAGAGTTAGACGATGAGTTAGCAGAGTTGCCTGAGACATTACCACCACCAGTTGCGTGAACTGAGTTGCCTGAGTCAGTGCCACTGATACTGTTTTTGGCTGTTGTGATTGTTGCAGAAACAATTTTAAGTGCTATCTCTCTGCTAATTGAGCTTTCACCTTTAACATTTTCTCTTTCCGCAACCTCAAACTCTTCTTCGAAGACTTCTTGAAACTCTTCTGTAACTTCTTCTCTTTCAATTCTTTCTTCTTCTATTTCAGCTTCAGCCATGCGTTCTTCTATGGCTTCAAATATTTCTTCAACCACTTCTTCTTCAAATATTTCTTCTAAAAACTCTTCTTCGGGTTCTTCTAATATTGCAATTTCTTCTTCTCGCCTTGTTTCTTCTTCGAACCATTCTTCTAGTTGATCTATAGTCTCAAGCTCAATAAATGTTTCAGGCTCACGAAAGTCTTCTACAAGAAAGGTTTCTTGAAAGATAAACTCGTCAATTAACAAATCTTCCATGGGTAAAAATGCTTCCTCTTCATGCATGGGTGTATCATGCATTGGCTCAAGAGGTTCTTGGTATTCCTCTTGTGCAAACATTTGTTCAAATATTATCTCTTCTTCAAACATAAACTCTTGCTCTTCAAAGCGTTGTTCTTCAAACACAAACTCTTCAAACATCGGTTCTTGCTCGTAGCCAAACTGCTCTTCTTCTTCATAACCATAATCAACTTGCTCATCATCAAAGAAAGCTACAGACTCTTCCTGTCTATAACCTTGGCAAAAAGGAGCATACTGTGGGTCTTGATCGCACTGTTCATCGTCATACGCTTCCCAATATAAAGGACATGATTCATTATAAAGCTGAGTGATATTACATTGTTGAGTCTGGTAGGCATCAGCGTATCCAGAGCAACTAGTATCATTTAGTGCATTGCTACAATCAACACCATTGCCACTGCCTGACCCGTATAAAGAACCGCCATTTTCTAGGTTAGTATTTTTGTCAGAGTTGTTCCAATCGTAGTTATAGCAACTAGAGCTGTTGGTTGTGCCAGTATTACACTCATCGTGATAGTAATAGGTGTATGAATCTTCTTTTTTAGAGCCTACTTCACCTATTAATACATCATGGTTAATAATGTCTAATGCACCATAACGAATATCAAACGAGCTGTTGTTCCAAAGAATTATTTCAAAGCTGTTGTCTGATGCACGATTGTATTCTCGCATATCGTACCACCCAAAGATCATCTTGCTTGAGTCACCCCAAGACTTCATGCGAGAATCGTTGTCTCTTATAAGGTCAGTCCAGAATGGATATATGGTGTAGGTGTGTTGCCCGTTAATAGGATCAGGAGTGTAGTCGCTACAATAGCTGCCACTAGAGCCAAAATGCAGACACCCATTTGTTGCCATCCTTGCTTGGCTAAATGTAGAGCCATAAAAAGTAAAATTAAAAGAAAGATCAATTGTGGGAGAAATACCATCATCTGCTACCTCGTATGCTAACTCGCCTTCAAAATTATTAGCGTTAGTTTGTAGGTGGTATAAGTCTTGCCCTGATTCATAAGTGTATTGTCCATATACACTTAATGATAGCAGACTAGCTACTGCGTAGCATAGAATTCGTTTCGACATTGTTTAGTGGTTTTGGTTTTTCTTGTATATATAACTTTAACAGCACCAACAACATCTTTATTTATTTTTTCTCTTTTAGGGTTGGAATCATGTGTACATTTTTTTATGAATAACTTTTCTTGCTCGTCAACATCTGGTCTTTTAGATGGGTTCTCTAACCATGCTTTTGTGGCTTCTTTGCCAATCTTGCCTTTATACGGACAAGGTGTACCTGCCATTTCCATTGCCTTAAAAACTCTTTTGTCTTGACATAGAATACTTACGCTGGCTACTTTCATCCCGGTGTCGTAGAGATATTTTGAAAGTTTAAGCCTTTCGCAGTTTTGGTCTGTAACTGTTGCTCCTGTTGAAAAACCAAAGACTTGTCCTTGAAATGCACCAGAGCGACCAACGGTACATAAGTCCTGTGAATAGGACATTATAGATGG